CAAAAATTGAATTGCTCAGGTAAGGTTAGTCAAGTAGACCACCCCCCAACGCAATGAACGTGCACAATTTATAAAGCTTTATTCATCACTACTAATTATAGTAATTCAATTAGACTATTCATCTAGGTTAAATTGGGATTAGATAGTAATATTAAGTTATCATATATTATATAAAGGAAGTAATGATTAATTAGAATTAGTATTTGCTCTGTATTTATTCAGGCTTGCAACTGATTCACATTATTAATTGCTGTTTAATGCAACTAATATGTAAAGCTACATTTAATACTTAATTGTATTAGAAAGTACTATACATGTTAACAGTTACAAGTCTGTTAAATGCAGAGTAAACACTAATTTTTAAATATTATCAAGAAATTGTCCAATAAAAATTAAGCTATTTTATTGTCTGTTTATCTTTCTTTAAATTTAGTTTAATTATGTCAAATAGAAGTTTACGTTCTCTTCTTGACAATAGAGGGTTCCCGAACTCATCTTGATCATATTTAATTAAGTCGACATTAATCAACCTATTATATATGTCTTTCACCATATTTACTTCCTTTAACATTTCAGTGCTTGATATATTTAAAATAGCAGTATTTAGATATGTTAAGTATTCTGCTAAATTTTTTATAATTGGGATATCTTTAGGATTCCTAACTACTAATTGTGAAGCAGTTGTAGACATTAAATATTGATGTGATTTATCAAAATTTATACGAGACCCATTGTCTTTTATATCTTTCATAATTTCACTAATGTGTTTATAGTCAATGTTTATAAATCAGGAGGGTAGTTTAAAATCTAATAAAGATAATAATACATCTTTAAAAGTATCTGTGTAAAGATTTTTTTTATGAAGAAAGTAAAAAATGCATGCTAAAGATTTTAAATCTGTTAATTTGAGACGATTAATTATATTAACGATAAAAGCTTCATCTAGATCATTACTTCTGGAATAAATAAATGATTCAAAAGATGTTTTATTATCTTTTCAAGCATATAAAATCCCGAAGTTAATTGGTTCTATATGAATATTATCTATAATAAAATTGCTGGCAAATTCTACATTATGAGTAGATTTGTCTTCTGAAATTATAGTTTTATTTAAGTTAACAGTCATTCCTATCTTTTCCATAAAGTCTAAATACAGATAGAAACCTCTTTTATCTTTTATGACTAGATCATCTCCGACTAATGCGTAATTATCTACAGATACATTACAGATATGGTTAACTATATAATGATGCATTAAAGCCATTATAGGTCAGGATGTGAACAAACCCATACCTTGGCCAACATTGTATTTAATTGGCATTTCATTATTAATTTTACTATTTCTAGTACTGTACTCTCTGTCTATTATTGTTAATCAATTCTCAGATATGATTTCTCCGTTTAATTTACATTTATCTAAAATACATTTAAGGATTCTAGATTGTAATAAACGAGGCATTCTATCAGTTGCTGATGATAAATCAACAGAGTATATAGAATCAGAAGTATTATTACTCATAATATAAGGTAATCCTTTTTTATGAGCAAAAGTAAAATCTGATTTAATAGTAGATAATAACTTAAAAAGGAAGAAATGAATAGCTGAAAGAGCTGTTTGTGATACTCAATCTACATTAGCAATTATTCTATTTTTACCACCATTAGCAGTAAAAGTGAATAAACGTGAATGTATATTTTCTTTCTCAGTATCTAAATCAAAGTAATCAATATTATCCGATAAATAACCCATTAATTGAGTAAAATCCTGGGCATTTTCAAATTGATTAGCAAGATTAGTTATCGCTGTTCATAACTTTTTATCATTATAAACAGCAGACAAATCATTAATTAATTTTGAACTTGAG